AATTTAACTTTATCAACGCCTTTAACATCTACACCAGATATATATTTTTTAAAGATATCAATTGTACTTTCAGCTTCATTAATAATATCTTGATCTTCTTCTAAACCAAGATTTAGATGATCTTCAACGATTTGAATATCTACTGGATTTTGTTTTTCAATATTATCTACAAATTTTTCAAACCAAAAAGGATTATTCTTTTCTTGAACAATAACTTTTACGATTGATCCGGCAAATTCAGTATAGTCCATTTCAGAGTCTAGAAACTCTTCACTGCCATCATTATACCATACCTTTTTAAACATCTTATATGGATTTTCAATAAATTCTAAAGATCTAGTTTCCGTGTCAAAAATGTGAAAGCCTCTAGGATCATTATAATCAGACCAAGTATACTCTGCAGGAGAACCAAGATAATAAATGTTACCATGGTGTGACCTATGATGAAAATGCCCAGAGCAAACAATATCAAACCGTCCAAAAAGCTGAGGGTCATCTCCGTGCGATACAATCGATCCTTTAAACATTTCGAACCCCTGGATTTCAAGATGTCCGAACGCAATTTGTGCATCTGTATTCCTTATTAGATTAAGTGAATGATCTCTATTATCATCGCAAATCCAAGGAATAAACAAAATTTTAGTATTATCAAATATCACTTCTGTTGATCTATTATATATATTTATAGGATACCGATTAAATAATTCAATAAACGAACTGACTTCATTAGTATTTTTATGATAAGTATCATGATTACCAATAATTTGGTGCCAGTCGATGCCACGTTCTAAAGCCGGCTCTATTAGATCTTTCCTGAGTCGGTATGCGGTATTAATATTGATGTATTTTCTACGATCAATAATATCACCGCAATGGACAACATTTTTAATATCATTATCATCGAGATATTTATAGAATACATTATTATAAAACCTTTTCATATAATCGTGAAAAGCAATAGAATCATTTCTGACTCCAGCATGTGAATCAGTAATAAGTGCAATTTTCATTTATTTTATTCTACGAATATTAATAGAATTGCCATTATTTTTAACAATAGCAGAAGCGCAATAATCACGGATCGTCTCTAGACGCTGAAGCAGTATTTGCTTCTCGTTGTCTCTTAGATCTTTATTGTTTAGACGTTCTACAATATCTACGACATTTATTGGAACGAGATGTAGGTTCTTATTCATTTTCATCTCCTGAGAATCTTTCAACTCCTACCATTTTACTTGACTTTTTAGTCTTTGTCAACTTTGTTTTATCTTCAAAAGAACGAACGATCTCAGAAGAGTATTCATTTGCTTTAAGATGTATATTTTCGGCGTCTGACCAAAGTTCGTTCATTATAAAACTATTCTCAAAGTTCTTGTGTTTAATATATGTCTGCTTCTTTTCTTTCTGGATACGCCTGATAAAAGCGTTCCAAGCTATCTGAGTAAAATAGGCAAATGGGTTATTAGTTCTTTCTGGGTCAAAGTTATCGACGGCGGCCACGCAGTCCATGATGGCGTCTGATATCATGTCTGATTTATATGTGTAGCCAGAGAAATTTGGTTTCTTGGCTAAATTAGAACAAATCAATAATATCGATTCACCAATATATTTTGGTATCTGAGGAATGTTGTTCGCTCTCTTCTCTTTAGCTTCTTTAACTTCATTCTTATGATGAATCATAGCGCCATAGAGTGTCTTATTATTAATATAGTTATTTTTCTTTCTGGGTTTCTTCTCTGTAGTTTCCATTATGGCGCCTTTACGTTAAGTTTCACTTGATAAATCTTATAACGAAAACGTTCTTCATTATATATCTTAATTCGTTCCATAAAGTGTAGTATGGTGAAGTTCTTCTTGTTCTTCCATGTTAGATCGTCTGCTATGTCGTAAAGGGTAGCAGCAGTCTTAGTATCAGACTTACGTAACCCCCTGCCAATGGACTGAAGATTCCGTATGCGAGACTTGCTTGGGCTAGCAAAAATAATAGAATGAAGATTCTTAATATTGACTCCGGTAGAAAAAGTACCAAAGCTAGCGACAATAATAGCATCTCGTTCATTTTCTACAATCCTTCTAATCTCTTCGCGTTCCTCACCGTCGACTGCGCCAGAGACAAAGAATATCTTTCTATCTCCAGCTTCTTTCTCTAACATGTCTCTTAGTATTTTACCATGTTTTTCAACAAATTGAAACAATAAAAGTGTGTTCCCGGTAAGTGATAACGCTAAATTTTTAATAAAGTTATTTCTCTCTGGAAGTCTTACTAGATAGTCTATTTCATCCTGATACTTCATCACCGATACCATCTTACGAACTTCATCGGAATAACTAAGTACTAAAGCTTTAATAGAGAATTCAGCAAGATGTTTCTTATCTATTAACTCTTTAGTAGATATAACTTTACGAACAGGTCCAAACAATCCTTCAAGAACAAGCTTGTTTGTTTCACTTCCATCCAGAGTTCCGGTAAAGCCAAAGCGATATTTACAGTTATCAAGCTTAGAAAGAATAGAAGTAAGCGATTTTGCTTTAAAAAGATGCGCCTCATCACCGATCACTACATCAAAATTTGAGAAATACGTCTTAGGTAGTTTGTAAATTGACTGCCAGGTCGTGATGGTAATAGGCTTATCTGTATCTTTAGGTTGTCCAGAAAATACACGATGTACCCACATATCAGAGTTAAACCCGTAGTCAGCAAAATCAGAGGCAAGCTGACTAACAAGAGAAGTAGTTGGAACGATAATAAGAAACTTACCTTTAAGCAGTCCAAGATAATACCTCATAATTAAATATATTATAAACGATTTTCCAGAAGCAGTCGGGGATAGTAGTAGTGTTCTACGTTCTCTAATAGCATGTATAAAAGCTTCTAATTGATAATCTCTAGGTTTAAATTTAGGAGACAATTTATTAATAAATTCATTTGCTTCTTTAATAGAAAACTCTTCAGAACTAAAATCTGACAAGTGTTCTACTATATATTCTCTAGTACGACAAAATTCTTCAACATATCTTAAAAGACCGGCATATAATAGTCCGGACATTGGATTATACAAATATATAAATCCATCCCAAAATTTACTTCTATAGCTTGGCATATACTTAGCGCCTGGCACAGCAAACTTGAAATACTCTCTAAGTTCCATGGCTATAGAAGGTTCGCATTTTATTTTGATGTAGACTTCATCATATTTTTCAATTTCAACAATATCCATTCATTAATTTCCGTTTCTCATGCATCTTTTTCATAGATTCAGCAATTTTTAATTTAGTTTCTTCAGAATGTTCAGTACCTAATCTACTATTTCTAATATTTTGTTTTGTTTCATTAGATCTTTTTTTATTTAAATTATTAATTTTAATTTTTTGCTTTGTTTGTTCGTCTCTAGATTTACCTATTTTAGCTATAGACATCTTGTTTTTATGTTCTTCTGATTTTTTTATTCCTGTTAAAGAAATACCACCTTTTTTACCACCGATTGATTGCTTTGTTTTAATAATTTCTTCTTTACCAATATGGCCAAATAATCCCATCCAAGCAAGATAGTCTTCTTGTTTACCATATTCTTCCCATAATTTTTTATGTGCTTCAGCATGTTCTTCTATAGTTAAACAAATAATATTAGATGGATCGTCTGATCCACCCATATGTTTTGGTATTATATGATGATGGTGATAAATATTCATAGCTGTGTCCTCCTTGACATAGAGTCCGTAGAGCGCCAACTCGTGACGGACATAACTATTTATATATTTTATGCTCCCATCGTAAACTTCTGCCACTCAATTACATTTTTGATAATAAAGTTTCTATTAATAATAGTCTTTATTATAGAATCAAGAAAGTCGATCTTCTCATGCTGCATACCGATCTTAAGACTCAGATTAATCATATCCTGATCTGCATCAATATACATTGGAATATCACCCTTTAGTATCATACCACGCGGCGGTAGCTTCCAACCTTTTTGTTTAGTCTCTTCATTGGGTCCTTGAGTAAGGAACTCAAACTTATCTAACTTCAATTGCTTCATCTCAGACTCAAGTTTTCGAAGTAATAGTCTTTCTTTAATAAGAATATTATAATATTTAGAATGAAGTTTTGGAATCGTTAGAGCTTCATCACCAAGCTCTGTTTTATCTATCTTTGTATCAGACTCCCATAAGTTCATTATTTCTTCGATATTCATACACGTCTCCAACAATCATTATAGAGTATTATAACAAATAAACTACTATTTGTAAACTTTTTTGTTTACAGATCTAGGAAACATTGGTATAATAGATTCTATCAAAGGAATAATACTATATAGTCTTAGCTATATTATAGTATGTGTACTTGAATGTAGCTGAAGCTTCTAAATATGTAATATCATTATCAGTAGTATTGAATACTACATCAGATAGTTCAACAGGATAAGCATCAATAAAGATAACATCATAGTTTATAGTCTTAATATTTGATAGTATAGAAAGATTAATATCAGAATATATACCATCACCGGTGTATGACGGATTCTTTGCTAACTTATAGTATTCGTTGTAGTCTAACTTACCAAGATATCTTATCCAGTTATGTATTTCCAGATAGTTCTGAAGCTGCTCATCTACCTTAAAGGTTATCTGTAGGGTATCGTAGTCTAGATGATCTCCAGGATACGGTACTGGAACGAATTGGTTAGGTACTACTACTGACTTTAGAGATAATCTTGGAATATTAACTTTCTGAATAAAGAAGTTAACGTTTGGAGCTTTCTTAATTAAGAATTTAAAATTTAGCGGACTGAGATAGTTTAAATTAGAAGGTGTATCATCGATCGCTGTCATTCTAGCTCCTTTTAACTATTTATATAATAAAAAAAGGGGAGTCCGAAGACTCCCCAGTTTCTCGCTGGCTTGCTTATCCAGTCTTACTTGTCTTTATTTATATCTTTATTTTTTCGAAATTCTTCCCAACGCTTCTTGGTGGCTTCTGATACTCTCTTGCGTCTCTCATTGTTTGGGTCTGACCACTGCTCTCTCATACGCTCTGCGTTTTGTTGTTTCCACTCATCTGTATAGACATAGAGTCCGTGGAGTTCGTACCTCGCGACGGACAATAAAATAACCAGGGAGATGAACCCCCTGGTTATTTTTATCAGCCAAATATGACTGAATTGTGATACCTCACATCAAATTATTGACAATAACGCGACGATAGTATACGTTAGTTGAGATCTGGCGACGGCCGTATCCCTTAGTTAGACCTTCTGCGAATGGATTTGCAACCATTCCGTAACGAGTCTTGAAGCCAATTTTTGGCTGGAAAGTTGACTGATCAACCGCACGAACCATCTGAAGTGGAACGTATGGGCAGTAGAAAAGACCAGCGTCAAAAGCGCTCGAACCTTTATAGCCGACAGTGATGTAGTTACCACCGATAGCGTATGGGTCGATGTAGACTTTTAGACGACCATTGAGAACACCGGCGAAAGTATTGCCAGTATCGTCAACTTCTAGACGGTTTGAGTTAAGGGCAGGAGTGTAGTCGAGAACACCAGCCATCTGTAGAGCAGAAGCAACGTCTGAAGAACAGATAACGATGTTACCTTTCCCTCTACGAGTCTGCTTAGCAATTTGGTTAGCTTCGCGCTCGAGCTGGAACATAAGACCCTTGAACTTCTCAACTGACCAACGACCGTTTGAGTCGGTGTCAAGATCGAATACACCAGCAGTAGTTGTATTGTCCTGAGCGCCTGGAACGGCAGTGATGTTGATAGTACGAACTACTTCACGATTGATTTCAGCAAGAATCTCAGCTGAAAGAATGTTAGCAAGCTCAGTCTCAGCGTCTAGACCATGGATTGCTTTAAGATCTTGAGCAAGTTCCATAGTGTACTCAGCCTTAAGGGCACGAGTGTTAGCAGAAACAGTAACCTTCTCAATTGAGAACGCCATCTGTGGGAAAGTGTTACCTGAATCAACACCGAGTGACTCACCCTGTGATACAGACATACCAGTACCTGTGTTATAGGTATTAGTAGCAGTAAGTGGTGTAGTGTTGGTTGCACCAGGAATAGTGCCCTTGAAGCCAAGACCGAAAGTATTAGCGTCAACGCCTGTTAGACCACCAGCACCTGTGAACGCATCGTTAACTTCGTTATAGAAAGTCTCGTTTGATGCAGTGTTACCTGGCTGATTGCCGTCACCGGAAGCAGCGGTACCAGTCTGGTTGCTGTAGCGTGAACGCATAGCGAAGATAAGGCCGGTTGGACCAGTCATTGGCTGAACGCCGCAGATGTCGTAAGCGATGAGGTTAGGCATAGCGCGACGAACTAGACTGATTAGAACAGGATCGAAAGTATCGATACCGCCAGCGCCAGTAGTTGAGCTTGAAGCGCCCATTGCGTTGACTGGAGTTAGTGAAGAAGTCTCAGTAAGAGTCTGATAATCGCCATGAGCGGCAGATTCACGGAGAGCCTTCTGTGTGTTTTCGAGCATTACAGCAGTGACTGAACGACGATGCTGGTCCTTAATAGCACCGAGAGCGTCGTGGTCAAGTACTGGAGCCCACTTGTTTTGGATTTCCTCAGCTAGATACATTTATTTTCCTTTCTTTACTAAGGTTATTTTATTATTTATAAAATTATTTCTTTACAGTTCTTGCAATTGCTTGAACGTAACGATTTACGCTTGGATCGACAGAAACAACAGTGTCAGTGTCATCACCCTCAAAAGTCTCTTCAGTTATATTTGAAGAGGGAGCAGCTGGAGCTTTAAAATAGTTCTCTTTAACAATCTTTAACTTTTTAGTATAAGTATCAAGATCACCATTAAAC